TGTTATTCTATGACATAAAACTAGGTATAATGACATTTGTTGTAACGAATGTGCAGTTATACATTTGTTGTAACGAATATTGTTTGAACGAGAATAAAAAAATTGAGACGACTAACATTTGTTGAAACGAATGTTGTTTGAACGAGTGAATGAAGTTTTACAGATGGTATGTGTAGGTATGGCGATTTGTTCTTTATTTTGTATACGATTGAACGAATGTATACAAGATTAATGCTTTCTATCTTGCTATATATCAATGAGATAGGTAGTTCGAATTTTGTTTTGTATTTCGTTCGAATCAGATTGAAGGTCGTGTAACTTATTGTAAATCAATGAGTTAAGGAAAGAAGGGGCGGGTGTTTTTTTATCGCCCGTAGTCCCGGGATCGTATCGTATTACCCCCAATACTCACGTAAATACTCATTCCAGCCAGGGGGGTATTTTTTATACCCGGGGGTATTATACCGCTCGGTAATAGAAGGGGGGATATTTTAATTTTGGGCACATATATTCCCGATAGGGTATTTTAGACCGCAGTCTTTTTATGCGATAAGTATTACTTTTCGCTACCTTGTGCAATAAATGCACTTTGCTTTTTTTGATTTAGGGGGTAAACTCTAGTTTTTTTGGTCTCAGCCCGGTGTTTCGTGAGACAATACTCAAAAAAACTAGCATTGTGCAGCCGGGTACTGCATTAAGTTTTTGGAAAAATTCATGCACTTTTAAGAATAATAGGCGCATCATATGAAAAATGGGCGCATTTGTATCAAACTTCGAAGAAGTTTAGGCTAAGTTTACTTAGCTTTGTGGCTATGTACATCGACCACTTAAAAGAGCACCAGTTAATCCAGACATTGATCCGCAGAGTTCCTTGTGTTGATCCTTGGACCACAGTAGTATTAAACGTATCTCCTGATTACTCTAGTACCTTTTCTATGCATATGGCGCACCATTTATCTGCTGGGGGTAAGATGCTTGATATGTATCCTGTTGATGTCCCCTTTCCACAAGAGGATAAGCATATGTATGAGGTTAACTTTAGAGAGGCTGCAGCACGCTTTCCTGTTCTATACGATAAGATAATACTATGTGAGACCGTTGTACATACTGGAAATACTTTTCGCTGGATTAAGGAAATCCTATTGGACCTGGGTTATGAGAATGATGATATTATTACAACATCCCTAGTACAGAATGTGTCAAGTAGCTTTGAGTGTGACTATGTAGGAGAGTACTCTTCTTCTATGCCTGAGTTCTATTACGAGAGGTATAATAAGCATTGGGAGCTATAAGACATTCTGTTCTGAGGCCGAATCCCAAACTTTTAATTTCAAACCTATGGCGATTTTTAGCGAGCCATGCGAGCTAGCTAGAAGTTTGGAAAAAACTTGTTTTTTATCTAACTTCGTATTATGGCATTAGAATCCTTACCTAAAATAGCCCCTGCCCTCTTCTCGGCAGAGCAAGATCTTCTTGAAATCTACAATAAGAAGAGTGATACCCGGGGTACAATCAACCCTAGTTTAATATCTACTCCCTTACCCTTAGGAGTGCTAAAAACTGCTCTGCCCTTGTACTCGACTGCTCAAGTTGTAACAGATGCATCTGGGACCCAATCACCACTCCGATTATCCACAGTTGATATTACAAACTACGGAGCAGGTAACGTAACTTCTAATACGGCTTTTGGTAGCGGGGCACTTACTTCCAATATAAGTAGTATTGAACAAACTGCTTATGGAGTTAATGCACTTCAAAATACTGCGGCTAATGGTAATACAGGTATTGGAGCATACGCAGGTGCTGGTATTACAACTGGAGGTTTTAATACAGTCGTAGGAAGAGTAGCGGGATATGCTTTAGCCTCTGGAGCGAATAACGTAGCAATTGGTCATAACTGTATGAACAATAGCACTGCATCAAACAATACAGGAGTAGGAAAAGATGCACTGAACTTTAATGTATCAGGCTCAAGTCTCACTGCTGTTGGATATCAGGCTTTAAAGAATAATTTAGGTAATAATAACACCGCAGTAGGTTTCCAAGCGGCAACTGCCAATACATCAGGCACAGGCATAACCGCTATTGGGTATCAGGCATTGACTTTGAGTACAGGTAGTAATAATACAGCGTTAGGGTATCAGTCGTTAGTGGCAAATACTTTAGGTGCTCAAAATACCGCATTAGGAAACCAAACGTTATCGACTAATGTTACGGGAGCCAATAATTTAGGAGTTGGGCATCGAGCATTAGCCTCTAATACAGCGAGTTCAAATACGGCAATCGGGAGTTTTTCTTTATCGGATAATACTACGGGTGCAACTAATACTGCTTTAGGATTTAATACACAGTCAGGTGACTTTACGGGTAGTGTTATCATAGGAAGCGGAGCAATAGCAACAGCAAATAATCAATTTGTAGTAGGTAGTTCAGGAACAAACGCAGGTGCAGTAACAACCACAAGCGCAACTCAAACTAAAACTTGGGATGTGATTATTAACGGAGTAGCACAAAAGATACTTTTAGCCTAAATTTTACTTAAAGCATAATGGAAATAACATATAACTGGGAAGTTACTTCACTATATACAGTGGATACACCCGAAGATGGATTTGTAGTTAACGCTAACTATACGGTAACAGGAACTGATGGCACTTATTCTAGTGAGATTAGCAATTCAGCATCCTTTACATTTGAAGAAGGACAAACTTTAATTCCTCTTGCTGATTTAACTAATGAAATAGTTATTGGTTGGATTAAAGAACACTTGGGAGTAAGTGCAGTAGAGAACTATGAGTTTTGTATTGCTGATCAAATTGCTATGCAAGTTAATCCTCCTGTGACTCCTCAGAATACTCCTCTGCCCTGGAGCTGAGACCCAAAAAAAGAAAAAGTCCCACTAGCAGATCTTACGGTATGCAGGTGGGAACTTTTAGGGGGTTCGCATTACAAAGATACTATTCTACCTCTTTAAATTCTACATTCGGCATTTCCTCTAGTTTCTCTAGAGCCTTTACAATGTTCTGTACTTCTACCAATCCGAAGCACCCCTTTGAAATGGCGATGTTCAACGCCTCTGCGATGATCTGTTTTGCTGTATTTGTTTCCATATTTTTTTTTGTGATTATTTATAAGTTAAAACCAAACGATAGATATATCAGACTGGCGCACAATCAAACGATCTGCTCCGTCTATTTCTATTCTCTCTGCGTTCTGCAAGAAGATAGGATTGACATAGACTCCATTGCCGGGTTCTATTCCTACAACCTCGTCTCCCACAGCCAAAACTGTCAAATTTGACCACTTCTTCATCTCCTTTTCCATCAACTCCTTTTGCAATTTCTCATCTACCTCAATTGTAGATTTCTTAATCTCAGGCAAACTCAAAAGAACTCGCTGACCTTTTAGTGCATAGCTTGTCATACTAATGTCAATAAATAAATGGTTTCATTTACTAGTCCAATCATCTCATCCATGATGTTCTGGAGGTCGGAGGTGTAATGTACCCTTTCCTCTTCGATAGTCGCTCTGAGGCCCTTTAAATGGGTCGTAGGCTTCTCTGCCTTTGCCTCAGGAACTACAATTGAAATTCTCCCATTTCTTCCGAAGTATTTCTCAACAAAGGAATCGGTTAATTCTAGAATACCGTCATAGTACTCGTTTAATGTTTTGTGCTCAGCGTAAGACTCTGATTTCCAGTGTGCTAGGTGCATGGCATCCCTACTCTGTAGTAGCATGCCGATAAATATAGATGGTGTCATAATGTGCAAATTTAAGGTAAATTATTTTCTACTTCGTCCCAATAACGGATCATTTCCGTCATGTTTACTCTTGTTACTTTTTCTACTTCGTGTAGCTCTTTCTTTAACAGGTTGATCGAGTATTTCGCTATCTCCCTGTATCGGAAGGTGTCCATCTGAAACTTCATCTTCTTGATGTCCGTTTCCATCTGTTGTGCTTGTTGTTTCGGTGTCATTTTTTTCAATTAAATTCAAAGCCTCTTTTATGGCGTACAAATCAGTTATGCTGAGACCCGTTGAACGCAGTTCACTATCTGCTTCCATATCTGTGATTGCCTGCTCTAGCGAGATAGCTGATGCTGGATAATTATCCATATGCTTACCAGCGACAACTTGTATAAGTTGTTCTTTGGTATGGCGCAACGCAAATAAATACGTCTTCATATACCGCAAATACTGCTTACCGTCTATCTTAGGGCTTTTATTTGTTTTCATTGTAGTGTATTAAACTTGTTGTATTTTTATTATAGCCATTAAGCATATTCTTAAGACTACCATAATTTCTATTTATATCCTTTGCAGCTTCTTTTATTGAAGAATATATTTTATTTGTAGCTGTATCGATTACTTTCTTTTTGCAAAGATCGCTTGCTTCTTTACCCATAAGAGCAAGACTTATTTTCAAACGAGTTTCATCACTTGTTTTTTTACCCAATCCACTGCGACTTATTTTCAACTTGGTTTCTTCTGAGTGTTTTTTACCAAACATCGGGGTACCTTTTCCTTTTTTTCCAAAATTAGGATTTTTTTCTCCTTTTGTTGCTTCGCTCATTTTCACACGGCTTTCCTCAGAGTGTTTTTTACCTGAATTAGCAAGACTTATTTTTAATTTAGTTTCTTCGCTTGTTTTTCTACCTGAATTAGCACGACTCATTCTCTCTCTTGTTTCTTTAGCACACACCGATGGCTTGTCTTCTGTTTTAGTCAAAAGGCAATTAAGTCCGTTTTCCAAACAATCAAAAATTTCTTGCCAATACCTTTCTTTAATATTTAAATGTTCAACTTCACATTCTTCAATTACTTCAAAAACGTGTGCCTCTACTCCATATTTTTCAAAAGAATGATTTAGTTTTATTTGATACTTGCAATCTTTACGCAGATATCCTCGCCATCTCCTTTCTATATTCCTACTCTGCCCAATGTAAATTCGGCCACTAGGAGAAGTTATTTTATAGATACCGCAGGTCATTTCTTACTTTCGTGATATTCTCTTTTAAGACGATTCATTATTTCCATTGCTTTCTCATACGTCTTCATCTCCGTCCTCTTGCCAAATTCCCATTGAGTGTGGTGATTCTGACAATAAATAAAAAAATTCTCTGGATGATTTCTCAGACTCGGATAACTTCCTTTGGTAATGATATGCGAGATATACATCGGACTGAAGACTGGTAGATGTATTCCACATTCCTGGCAGATATGTGGACGTGACTCCCATGCTTCCGCATACCATTCGATATCCTTTGTTTTCCTCATCCAACTCTGAAAATCCTCACACCTTTTGCATTCGGCCTCCAAGTTACCTTACCCTCTTCCGATAAGATAGTGGTATTGTTGCCCATATAATCCTTAATGAAATTGGCTGCCTCTCTCTTCTCGTCTTCGAGGAGATTTATCTCCGAGTTCTTTACCTTGTACTGTAATACGAACTCATCGATCTCTGGCGTACTCACAATCGTGTTCTCCTCAGGGTTCTTATACTTCTCAGTCAAGAACTCAGAGTAGGCTTCTGTGCCATCTGGAGGTGGAGCAAACTGCTCGTAGTCCTCTCCTAGCTCTAAGGCTAAACGACCGGCCTCAACACGTGACCAAAAATCACGGCTTACATTGCCAATCATATCGATCATTTCCTGATCCCTCTCAAACTTATGGACCTTTAAATTTCGTCCGTCTTCGAGAGCAACCATGTAGCCTGTATCAATTCCGAGACCCATTAGGTAGGTTTGCAATTGCAAGTAGTAAGACGGTGGAATACCGCCCTCCCATTGCTTGCTACTCCATCCACTAATCGTCTTAATCTCAATAATAGCTTCCACATTTTCCAAGTTAATTCTACCATCTCTTATTCTTAAGTTTTTTGTTTTGATTTGTAAGCGGTCAGGCGAGAAAAAAAGATGAGGATACTCTGGATTCACAACATATCCAACCGGCTCGTACAAAGTTCTAACCTTAGTCTGACTTTCATAATTACGGAGCATAGATGCATCATCGCCATCCCAATACTCAAATATCTCAGCAACAGTCTTTTCCAAAATGGTTCCCATAAACATAGGAATATTCGGCTCCACCTTCTGAGGGATCAAACCAATCTTCTGGTAGTAGAGCTCCGCAGGACTTTTCCAAGAGTTAACACCCATCAAGGTACCAATCTCTGAGGCCCCAAGTCCACGTGTACGGAACTGAATCCATTCATCGTAGCTTTTGTCCTTATTGATTTGGATTATCTCAAAACCCATGTTTCGAATTCCTGTGCAAGGTGAAACGTCATCTCCTTAACCTCGTCTAGACTCTTACCTTCTAGGTTCATTGTAGAAACTATATTTACGGCACTTTTCAACGAAGACTGCCGAATTATAGAACGCTGTTCCTGCCCATAATGTTTCATATGAGCAGGTTCAATCGTTTTTCCTATCTTACTAGCTAAAGCCATATTATTTATGCCTCTTGACATTACCAGGGCAAGTCCGAAATTGAATCATCATCGTTAATCGACTCAGCGTGTGGATTTACTCCATACTCTTTAACGATATCACGGGGTACGGCCGGAGCTAAATTCTTGCTGAATAAGTTAACCTGATCAACTCTGTAAGCCTCAACCTCTGACCAATCTGTAGAGATTACTTCCCCCTTTTTATTTTTCAATTCTTCTGGAGCAGGTACTCCATCTTGACCTACTTTGTAAGCCCACTTCATAGTCTCTCCGTTCTGTTTTAAGAATAAGGCGGATCTCTTTTTATCGTCCACGATTTTCAAATTTGGAATGAACTCTACTCTTTGGTGTGGATCGATTGCTGGGCAACAATGTGCAAATGCAATAAAGTAAGCTGTCTGCTTGCTTGTAGGTTCCTCACCCTTCATCTTAATTTGCAATTGATACATCTGGTCATCTTCTAGAGTGATGCACAAATCTGTTCCATACTTGTGGTCTCTTGTACTGATTCCACGGATGTAACCTTCTACTGAGTCAAATAAGACATAACTGTCTCCTTCTTTCTTTGCGATTTTACCTTCTCTGATGGTAAGATACACTACTGGGGTTGTTTTTTCTTTTAAAGCCATAACTATTGTGGAGCGAATATACAACGAAATTTGGAAATACCAAAAAAAAATATTAAAATTGTATATTATTATGAATACAGAATTAAAAAATAAAATACTAGAGCTCAAGGGCAAATTGCGTAGAGGGGATATGGCTCGTATAGTTGAGCGTACCTCCCCCTTTGGAATTGAGAAGTACGATGTGTACAATATTCTTAACGGTAAATCTCTTATTGATCAGCAGAAATTAATCATCGTCATGCGTGAGGTGATGAAATGCATTCAAGAGAACGAGAAGTATATGGAGCACTTTACCTCTTCTATACAGATATGACCGTAGATGAGTTTGAACAGGAGCGGGTTAATATTAAGAAAAAGGGTCTGAGCCCCTATGTGGAGGAACATATGCTCGCTAAACTGCGACATAAGTACTACTCTGCTCTAGTTGACAAACAAGAAAGGGAGATTAGCGAGAGGTTCTTAGCCAATATTCGTTTCTTGAATCGAATCCACAAGAGCTATATCACATTAGATAATTTGACCGATTATATGGGGGTCAGAACAGATAGTACCTTGCTCCATACATTCACAGAAGGTCGCCTAACAAATTTTAAATGCATCTTATGGGTAGCCGCTTACTTTGGTATGCCATCGGAATTATTACTTTACACAGATTTACAAGCACATGAAGGAACAATCAAAGCGCAGTATCCTGCTCTTTTCAAATAGAGTCCAGGTAAAACCCTTATCGGTTAATCAGGCATGGCAAGGACGTAAGTTTAAATCCCCCTTGTATAAAGAATACGAGAAGGAGGTCTTACTTAAACTGCCGGCATATAAATTAAAGTGGATTGCAGAACCCTTGGAAGTTTCCATGGTGGTTGGTCTAGCCAATATGGCGAGCGATGTCGATAATGTGGTCAAACCCTTTGTCGATATCTTGCAGAAGAAGTATGATTTCAATGATAAATATATCTTTCGCCTCATCGTTGAGAAGCAAATTGTAGCCAAGGGGCATGAATTTATCGAATTTTATATAAAAAAATTGGTTCCTAGGCATTATATACTTGATTTTGAGGAATAAATGTATTTACTTTGTACCTGTCCACTATTTGTAACGTA